AGGTGTAGGTGTAGGTGTAGGTGTAGGTGTAGGATTTGGTGATGGGGAACCTAATTCTACTTGATTAATAGAAGGAGTATTATTAGGAACATTAGCGGTATTAGGTTGTTCTTTAGCATCAATTTCATCTTTAATTTTTAACCAAGGCATAATAACAGAATTATAATATTCTCTAAATCCATTTTTACCACTATCAAACTTATCAAAATCACTTTTAATATTATTGGCAACATCCATATATTGATCTGGATGGCGCAAAGCGCGGGCAGTAGCCATTTTTTTTAAATTAGAGATAGTATTATCTAACAATTTTTGAGCATCATTAATTAAACGATCTCCACCATCACGCAACGCTTTAACTTCTTTAGGATATTTCTTTTCCCAAGCTGCTAAAGAACGTCCTCGTTTGGTTCCAATATTATAAAAGAAATCCATTATTCCGGCTTCTTTAATTAAATTATATTGTTGAGAAGAAGAAGATTTTTGAACACCTTCCATATGTTGGCGCAATTTTTGAAGATTAGTTTGATGATCTTCTGGCAAACCTTCAAATAAAAACTTATGATGAATTTTATTTACATCAACAAAGAACTTAGCAATATCTTGAGTAATAAGATACATTTGTTTATGAAAACGCCCTAAATCAGCAACTCCAGCCATATATTCACGGCGATTAAAATTAGTTCTAGCACTTTTAAGTAAATCTTTAGAAGCGGCAGCATCTTCTGGAGGATTTCCATTACCAATTTGCTTACCCACTAAAATAGAACGAATACGATCGTCTAATTCTTTAAGAGAAGTCATTACTCTATCTAATTCGGGTTTAAAAAAACCTTCTAAATAGGCTCCGGGCATATTTACTTTTTCTCTTAATTGATTAAGTAGTCCGCGTCTTTGAGCAATTTTATCCATAAAAATAATCCTCTATTTATTATTTGTGCCAATAACTACAATAATGCTTAATTATTAGCTATTATTTTGATGGTGGCGGAGGAACTGATGGACTTGGAACTGATGGAGGTGGCGGTGGAAGAGATCCTCCTGGCAATCCTAAATCTGGCAAACCTCCACCTGGCATTTCACCAGGAACCGCCGACTCAACTTGAGGAGCAGGATTTTGCGGCTCTGGAATTTCATCCTGATCATCCAAAGATCGTAAGGCATTTAAATCTAAAGCATCTAATGCAGCAGCTTCTTTTTTAGAGATGGCAGCTTGAATAGCTTCTTTACGCATTTTTCTAATTTCATCTTCATATTCTAATCCCATACAACGATAAAGAGTATGTAATGAAGCTCTTTTTTGATCTCCTACTCCTTGAGTAAGAGAGACTAAAGTATTAACATAATCTGCCGCATCAAATAACGACATATGGTTCCAATCAATTTCAGGAACAATTAATTGTTTTTCGCCTCCAGAATAATCATAAAATCCTTGTATTTTAGAAATAGGAGCAAAAATTTTAGTTTTCAACCATTGAGACAACATATTACGAAATTGCATATATCGTTGTCTTAATACATCTAATGCTACACCGGCATTTGCATAAGTAGTATCTGCTCCACCATCCATCATAGCTTGAGGAACAAATAATCCAACATATATTTCTTTAATTAATTGAGTAATATCTCCAGAAATATCATAAATACCTTGACCAGAGCCTATTTTTTGAATATCTACTCCTTCGTGAGTAAAGATTTTAAAGTTTTTATCAAATTCAGCGCTGGCAAAAACATTTCTCCAAGCCTCTAAATCTGCATGGGTAGGTTTATAATCTGCCGATCCTATTTTAACAACAGTTAATGGATTAATCATACTATCTGCTTGAGCATATTTACTTTCTCTCAAACGATCAAATAACATTAATTGACGAAAAATACATACTGGCAAACCAGTTCCCCTTATTTCATAAGGGCTTATTCTTCTTGCCAAATGAGAAACATTAAAATTATCTAATGGAATATTTTCGCCTCGTCTAACTGAATCGATAATATGTTGATTAAGTTGTTTGCGCTGTTCAATATCAGTAGGGCGATTAGAAAAAATAATCTTTTTAAGATTTTCATCAGGGCGCAACATAATAATTGGTTCGCTAGCAACCACAGTTCTTTTAACATTCATAAAATCAGGGTTTTGAATATGTAATCGGCTCCATTTTCCTTTACTTTCATCTAATTCTGCATATACAAAAGCCTCTCCTAATAACCAAAATTCTTGGGCAATTTGCACACAAATATTCATTAAATCGATTTCTTCAATCATATCATCGAAAAACTTTTCGATATCTTTATTAGGACATTTAATAGATAATTTAGCAATTGGATAAGTGCTATGCAAACTAATAGCATTATGAACAAATGGATTTAATGCAAAAAAACTACGGCACCAAGCATTAATAGTCGCTCTATCTCTCGGTAAATTAAGATTAGAATTAAGCCAAAGAGGTGAATAAACCTCTGGCATTTGCTTTACTGTATTACCTTGAACTCCGCTAAACATTCCACCAGATGGACTAACAGATTGTCCGTATTTAGACATAATTGAGGGAGTTTCATTAGATAATGAAACTAATAAGCCCGCTGAAGTTTCACTATTCATCCCCATAGATTGACTATATGTAGGTCCAGAACCATCCAAAAACTTGCCTTGTTCTACTTCATTGGAAAGAATTGCTCTTCTTTGATTAGAGACGCTATTCGCCATAATCGCACTTACATGCGGAATATTTTGTTTATTTTCTAAATATTTTGTAGAAAAGGAAGGATAATTTCCTAATCCAGATTTTTTAATTCCAGCCATATTTACCTTAATTTAGACTTATTGTCTATATGTCATAAATATGATATAACTATAGCTTTAGTATTTTAGATCTTTCTTGAAACATAACCAGATAAAACCATTGGCTTATTTATATGTTCTGCATTTTGTGTTAAAGGATTATTACTTGTAAAACCTTTACTTATTAAAAATTTATAAGCAATATAAGCATTTAATAATGCCATAAAACCGTCATTAGGAGTTGTTCCTTTTACATAATGAATGGATGGATCTCCATATTTAGAAATAGAAGGCTTTAATTCCATACTGGCACAATGGTCAATTAACCAAGCAATTTTTTCATAATCTCCATATGGAAACCTTATCATTTGTTTTTTCATTTGCTCATATAATTCGCCAATATAATAATCCCTTTCAAAAATAATTTCTTTTGGAAAGGCATCTGAATTAAACTTGACATGATCATTTACTTTATTATGAGCCCTAGAAACCAAATATTTATCACCATAGGCTTGATGTAAATTATAAGAGAAATCATTAGAGTATCCAATATCTCCTACTGCCAAATGAACATTATATTGTCTCATAATTTGATCAATTAATCCCTTTTTACTTTCAGGATCATTACGTTTAAACTTGGCACAAAACTCTACTGACAGCAATCCTGGACCTTTAGTTTGAAGAACTACAGCAGTACTAAATGATTGTCCTTGTTGTTTAACTCTATTTGGATTGGCTAACTGCTCTAAATCTGCTCTGGCTCCATAGTCAATTCCCAAAACTACTATTTGTTGATTTACTCCCGAAGATGGAATAATCCGAGGAGAAAACCTTCTACCAATATCAGCGCAATATTCTCTAATTTCCTCTACAGTAATAGGACTGGAATCGCCTTGAAAAAATTCGCCCAAAACTTCATTCATGAACACACGTTCAGTATTAATTGGGTGTTTGCCTGGCTTTTCATTTTCAATATCTTCTCTAGTAAACATTGGCATATAAAGCTGATTAATATGAAATCCAACCATATCACAGTCTTCATCATCAGGATCTTTAAAGGCAACCCATTTGCCTCTTTCTTGAGCTTCTAATTTATTTTGCTCACATCCACATTTTGGACATTTAACAACTTTAGTATGAATCCAAATATTTTCCCAATCATTAGATCCCGGAGTATATAATGGAAAATGTTCTTTACAACCTTCACATCCTAAATAATAATATTGTTGAGATGATCTTTGCCACATTTTATGATAATCAGAGCCTTTTCTTTTAGGAGTCCCAAGATAGATTTGAACACCTTTAGATGGCTTTCCATATTTAGCAGCGGTTAAAATCTTTAAAGCATTACCAATAGCTTGTCCAGTATTATTCTGAATTTCGTCAAAAGCCATAATATCAGCAGTACGACCTCTTAATCTATCTGCATCAATACCAGTAGATTCAATCCATAAATGATTTCCACCAATAAATTGTTTAAAACACAACGAATCATTAGTAGCAACAGATTGATCTAATAATAATTGCATATGAGATTTTTGTTTTTTACTATTTTCTTGACCCGAAGCTATAATAGAGCCATTAATCATTTGTTGCAATTTAGTTTTAGAATATGCTATTGCCATTTCTAATTGTGGAAATGCGTGGATCATTCTAATGGCAGGCTTAACTCCATTTCCAAATAATCCAGATCCCATAAAATACATTTCTAATGCACTTAACATTGTAGTTTTACCCACTTGCCTTCCGGCAACTACAATAACAGGCTTTGAATTAAGCTCTAAAGCTTTTACGCCAATATATCTATAAATATCAGCAAATGGACGATATCCATTGCCATTTAATTTAAATGGTTCTCCATCTAATGTTAAATATTTTTCAACAAACATAACCGGATCATACATCATTAGCTGATTTTTTAATTTTAAAAATAGCTCTTTATCTTCGTTATTTGTTGAAACCATAATATATATCTCAAATTATATTTTAGCCGGCATTAAAGCGTGCCAAGCATCGGTATTAGAAACATCTAAATCTACCATTCCATGGTCTCGTTGCCCTAATTGATCAAAATTATCATAATTTGCCGGATTATCTTGTTTTGCTTGCAAATTCATTTTACTAATTAAATGAATAAGCTTTTCATCTTCCCAAAAAACACTATTAGAAATATCTTGACTATGCAAAGATTGCAACCGTGCTAGAATAGCAGGAATGGACATATTTCCTTTTCCTTCTTTAATAATATTTTCTAAAGTTTTAGCAATTCCAGGCCGTTCTTTAATCACTTCTGGAGTATTATCATTAACATTATGATTTTGAGCTACTTTAGTAGCTTGATTATTTTGCTCAGAATGTTTAACTTGATCTAAATAATTAGATAATCCACTACGATGCATCATATCATCTACTGCCGCTTGAACAGAAGTATATTTAGACTTAGTATTCATAATACTCGTAATTTGATCGTATAATGATATCCCACGAGGTTGAACACTATTTTTTTGCAATTTATTCTCAAACTCTTTTAACCAATGATCTTCGCTATCTCCAGCATCTGATTGTCGATTAATTACTGATTGATGTCTAGTTTGTTTAACCATTTTTAGCCCCTATAATTGGCATTCCAATCAAAATTATCACTATCATTTATTTCTAAAGTTTCATCAGAAAGATAGCCTCTATCCTCTCTAATATAATATCCCATATCTTCAATTAATTGAATTGTTTCAGCTTTTTCTCTATCTGTTAATTTATATTTTTCAGCTTGTTTTTCAAATAAATCAGAAATGTCATGTCCGCCCGAAACAGTTCCATTAACACAAACCCGCGCAATTCTTGAGATTAATAAAGGAACAGTTACATAAACCCCTCCCTTAACCCCCATAATTTTCTGAGCTTCTTTTACAAATCCATCTTCATCTATGACATATTCGGCAGATTTTTTTCTTTTACGAGAAGATTTTTTAGTATCTTTAACTTTTTCTAACCGAGATTGTAATCTTGACAAGCCTTCATCTAACTCAGACCTAACTTTTTCAATTTTATCGGCATCTAATTCACCATCTAAATCCATTCTCATAGCTTTAGAGATTTCATTATCTAATCTTTCCATATAAGCCATTGCACGTTCTAAACCTGCACTATCATAACCAGAATGTTTTGGAACCTCTTCTAGTCTGCCTTTTATCCAAGCCACAAATCCATGAGGCCCGTGTTTAGACCAGTCCCACTTTTCATTTTTATTCTTTTTTGCGTCATTTTCATCATCTTTTTCTTCTTCTACTTGTACAGGCTCTTCTCGAACTTCTAATTCAGGATCTTTAGTTCCAGGAGGGGCACCAGGCAATTCTTCTACTACAATTTCTACCTCTAAAGGCTCTGAAACCTCAATAGGGCTTAAACTAATTAGCTGTTCCTTTCCTCCATGTAAATGAGGCGGAATGGCTGAAACAAAATGCTGATCATTAGCTGGCAACTGTGATGCAGGAGAGCTAGGATCAATAACAAATAGTTCTTGTGCAAAAGATTGAAAAGTCATAGTTATTTACCTCTTAAATATATTAAGCGTATTATATACAAAATTATTAGTTTGCCTGGCAAAACCTTAATATTAATATATTTTCATATATTCCATCTATCATCATAAATATTTGTTCCTATATCAGAAATACCAGTAAATGGATCTTCTACCTGTTCTAAAGGAACTGCGTCATGATCTTCTGGAGATAAGCCATCGGGCAAACCAAATAAACCAGTTTCTGAAGGTTCCAAATATTTTTTGGCTAATTCTGCTAAATCATCTTCATTTAAATCGCCTGGCATTAAATCTCCAGTATAATCTCTACCAAAATCTAAAGCGTCAGCAGATCTGCCTTCTTCATCTGCTAATGGTAGATAGGAATGCTGCCCTGCAATTTGCGTTGAATTAATATAAGAAGAAAAGTCAGTTGTTCCAGTATCACTGGGAAATGTTGCAAAATTATCAGTTCCATTAGGCCCAACTAAAGTAGGATTTTGATAGTTTTCTTCCCCTGGATAAATCATTTGATCATAATGATTTATTTCATCATCTATTGGGAAATCAATACAATTAACATCTTTGGCTAATTTAATTAATTTATTTAATAAAAGGGAACGGGCAGTAATGTTAGGATTATGTTTAGTTAATTTGCCATTATCTAATTTCCAACTATCATCTGCTACATAACGAGATTTTAATCTATTTCTACGATCTTTTAGAAATTGTTCAACAGATTGGTAGTTTTGAAGCCCATGATATCCGGTTCCTGGCCCTATTTCTTCCATACCTGGAATAGCATACAAATCATAATTATAATAAAATGGTTCTTTAAATCGCGGCTGAATTACCAAAGCAGGCTCTGATTTATATTGTTTTTTTCCAGGAGTTGGTTCTTCAGTTCCTTGAAAATAAGATAACTTATTAAACTGCATTATGTCCCTCTAAATATTTTTGATAATATGGAAAAGCAGGTTTAATAATAGGAATATAATTCCATAAGTTCATTTTACCAATTAAATAACTTGCTTTATCAGCATCTCTGGCAAAAGCATCTGATAATTTTTCATTCATTGATTTATCAGTTGATATTTTGGCAACTTGAGGATTTTTAGCTACATAATTAATTAATTGATTATCAAGATTAAAATCTAATTTACA